GCCAGTGGCATCTGTCTTGCCTCCCCATTGTCCAGTTCTGCGACCGCCGAGTTTCTGAGCCACGAGCCTTTCAAAGGCGTTGCCGCGCGCGCGGCTGTTCTTGCCCTTGCGACTCTTGGCTGGGTCGATCATCTTCTTGATGGCTTCGTCCTTGAAGTATCCCATTAGGGGATCAGCCTCGCAAGGAGCGTTGAGTTGCCGTCACTCAGCGTGAAGCGGCTCTCTTGAATCTGAATGAGTCCGTGCTTCAGCAAGTCAAGGTTGGTCTTACGGTTGCCGATGCCTTCGTACAGGAAGAACCAACCCTCTGGCGCGATGGCATCTGCGTAGCGCATTGAGAGGTTGCACCAGACGCGGCCAGTGGTCCCCGGCTCTTCGCACCACGCATCAGCGCCTTCCTGAACCGCGACCACCTTGTCATCAAGGAACGGAGCGGCTCGCTCAATGCGGTTCACTTGACGCAGGTCCTGTGGTGCCAGCCGTAGCTGCTGTGTCGCTTCGTCCCAACGAAGTAGATCGACTTGACTCGCCACGCCTGCTTCAGCGTGTCCAGCACGCCGTTGCACGACGCGCAGAGCGTCGCCTTGAACACTGGGTCCTTGCGTGGTCCACCACGCTGGGCTTTCACTGCGGCCATAGTGCGCTCCTTGCGATCCAGACTGCGTTGGCAAGTGCCACCACGAGATAGATGGTAGCGGCTGCCGTGCCGCCTGCTTTGCTGCTCTTAGGAAGCGCAGCTGCGATGAGGAACGCCAGAACGATGTTGGCGAAGCCGAGAATGACGCCGATGCTCTCCCAGCCGCTCAATGTCCGACTCCGTGCAGCACGGCGACAAGTCGCTCCACCATCTTCTCAATCGCCTCCTGCGGCGTTGCGCCGGTGGATGTGATCTCGCCATCCTCGTCGTCAAGGATGACCGTCCAGACGCCTTCAATCTGAAGGCAGTCCTGGACTCGATATCCGACCTGCGCGGCAAGCACTTCAAGTTCGTTCATACAACCTCCTCCATCGCGTCAGTGATCTGACGATATGCCTCTTCTGGCGAGATCTCCGATGTGTCCACGGTAAGGTCAAACTCAGCCGCTGTCCAGCCCACCTCGGTGATGTCCTTCGTGCCGAGCAGCTGCCCACCCATCCTGCGCTCCCTGACCTCGTGGTCAGCGGTGAGGCGCACGACGAAGATCTGTGGGTCCACCATCCTGAGATAGTCCACTTCCTCCGGCAGACGCACATCGTCAATGACCACGCCGTAGCCCAGCCGCTGGATCTCAAAGTAGTCCTGACGCCAGACGCGGAGCCAGAACTTGCGGTCAACCTCACGCAAGGCCGCACCAATGTCCTGGAGCAGCTCGCGCCCAGTGATCACTGTCAGCCCTGAGTAGCGGTCCACCGTGAGCGTCTCGTCCTTGCCCAGTTGCCGATAGGCAAGGTTGGCAAGGTGCTTGATCGCGTCAGCGATGCCGTGGCGCTGATAGCCACGATGCTCACCAAAGAGCGCCGCGATGCTCGACTTGCCAGCACCCTGTGGTCCGAGGATCGCCACCGACCTGCTCACGGTAGCCTCACCGCATCAACGACCGGCAAGAAGCCAACCATCTTGATGATGCTCTTCGTGTCCTCAAAGAGCGTGGTGGCTGGCATCAACTCTTCACCCCAAGCTGGCTCCTGCACGCGGTACAGATCCCACGCGAAGATGCCCTTCGGGGTGCTGTTGATGTACGCAGGCCGCGCCTTGCGCTTGCGCGCCTCAGCAATCAGCCAGTCGTACTTCGCCTGCTCAATGAGCATCTCTGGGTAGTGCGTCTCACGGCACTTCAGCTCCAGGATGAAGTCCACTCGTCCGAAGGCGAAGATCTCCCACGCTGTGCAGTCCCAGTGGCTGAAGCCGTACTCCATCCGCTCTAGGTTTGGCACGCTCGTCGCTGCCAAGTGGTCTAGCAACTCTTTCTCCGTCATCCTTTATTCCCTCCAAGAATCTCGTGCAGTGGAATCATCCTCTTTGCTTTAGTAAGAGTGTCTTTCTCTTTGTATGTATCCTTTCCGTTTATGTCTCTGTTTATAGTCGTGACGTCACGGCTCCCAGACGCCTTTTGAGCACGATAGCGCGCTTGACGTTGAGCCGAGGTTGCATCGACTTGCCACTGAGAATAGTTTGAGATGGTCACGAGACCACCGGCAGACTCTTCCAGCAGCCCTTCGGCAACGAGCCGAGTGATGCACCTTGCGTACGACGCGCCGAGCAGCAAGGCGAGGTGCTTGCGGCTTGCAAACTCCCCTCCGCGCCGTAGCTGCTTTGACTTGGCGATGCACAGCAAGTAGGCGCACTTCTGCGTGTCGGTCAGTGACTGGAACACATCGTGTTCAAAGATAAAGATGTCGATTGGCATCCAACTTCGGTTTTGCTTCATTTCTTCCTCCTCTGCTAGTTGGGGAGCGGCAGAACCCGCTGCCGCCCCCCGATGATGTCTAGAACGGCAGTTCCTCTAGCGCGATCTCTAGCGCAGGGTTGCCATCGTGCAGTCCCTTCGCCTTCGCTGAGAGCATCGCCTCGCCCTCATCGCGTGTCTGAGCATTGACCCACTGCTGGCTCGGCTTGTCCTTGCACCAGCCGCCGTCAGGCGTCTTGTGGCTGGCCGCGTAGAAGGCGTTGTACGGCTTGCCGCTCACCTTGCTCACACCGCCTGGCTTCAACTGCCAATCATTGCCGTGAGAGCAAGCGCCCTCGCTGGCACCAGAGACGAAGAGCATCGCTGCCGCAGCCATCACCTGATCGTCTGCGGAGAGCCTGCTGGAAGCCTCGTGGCGTGTGGCTGGAGCGTCGGAGACGCGCGCTGCCCTACTCAGTGGCACTGGGACACCCTTCTCTGGGCTGTAGAGGCTCCTCCCCACGCCAACCTGTGCGGCGCAGCGTCGGAGCGCATCCGAAGCTGCGGACTTCAGCGGCTCGTCATCCTGCGCTGAGTTTGGGTAGCCGAAGTCCTGCTTGATGGTGGACTTGCCCTCAATCACGATGACCAGCGAGCCGTGGACCACGCCACGGATCGGATCAGCCACCTTGACCTCAAACTGCCAGCCCTCAATGCCGAGGACATCATCCAGCCGCTGTGCGACTGCTCGCGCATCGGCGTAGGTGAAGGTCATCCCTGCTCGCCCTGGGCGATGCTTCAGGTCCTTCTCCTCGAATGGTGCTGCTAGTGCTGCTGCGATTTGCTTGCTCACTTGTCCACCTCCTCTGTCTTGAACTTGAACACTCGCGCACCGGGAACTTCCCGCGTGTACGCATCCACAATGTCCACCGCAGGCTTGATCGCCTCCAGCAGAAGTTTGTAGTCCACCTTCTGGCTTGACTTGTTCTGCTTCCAGGTGGCTGACCACCCTTCGCCTGTGATGCCAGCCTTCACGCCGATGGCCTCTTTGAGGCTGATGGCGAGATTCTGGAGTTCTTGGTCAAGCAGCTTTGATTCGTACTGCTTCTCGGCGTAGATCTGCGCCACGCGATCAAGTCCAGCGTCAGCCTGCGCCCACTCCTCCAGACCGTTCCACGGCGTGACCGATGCCAGCGCGTCGCTGTCCTCGCCCCACAGTGGTGGTGCGGTGTCGGTTGCGAGCAGGTTGCGGAACTCCACCGCCTTGCGGTACAGGTCCGTCTGCATCTCAACGCTCGCCTCAACCCGCTCAATGCGGAAGACGAGACCGCCGAGCAGGACCGCGATGTCGCACCACGGTGCGCCAGTGACGAACATCTGCCACTGCACTTGCGCGACCACCTCTGGCGGCACAGGGTGCAGGCTCCAGCGCGGTGAGGTGCTGGTCTTGATTTCTACCAAGCCCTCCTCACCGACGATGGTGCGGTCGAGTGACGCCATCGCCCACGGCATCTCCTTCAGCCGGACAATGCCGTTGCTGCGGCGCAGCTCTCGGCCAGTCTCCATTTCGTAGAACTCAGCCACCGCGTTCTCCAGGAGGATGCCGCGAATGGCAGCAGGTCCCACTGGGTCTGGCGTGTATTTGCCCAACTTCTCTGCCCAGAGTTGGTAGGGCGTCTTGTATGGGTTCAGCCCTGCGATGACCGAGACATCGGTCGCCGTGATGCCGTCAGCCCTAAGTGCGAACCACTCTGGACTGCGCTGCTCTGCCTTGACGAACTCGTACTGCTTGCTCACTTTCCGTCCTCCTTCCACTTGGCAACCGCCTTTGCGCGGTATGCCTTCAACTCTGCCTTCGCCTGCTTCAAGAGCAGCCGCGCCTCTTCCTGTCGGAAGCCGTCGTCACCTGAATACTTGTAGATGCCAACCAGATTCGTGTAGTGCGTGACCTTGCAGTCCTCACAGAGCCGCTGGTACAGCACTGGCTTGACCTCGCTCTCGCGCTTTGCGAGACAGACGGAACACTTCCACTTGATCACTTCCCCTCCTTCTTTGCTCGATCTTTCTTTGCCCAGCCCTTGCCGGTGAAGACGATGGCGGCTGGCGTGTAGACCATCCGCATCCAGCGGCCGCACTTCTCGCACTTGGGGTTATACAGCTGCGTCATTGAGTGTGTGTGCTCCTCACGCGCACCACACTCACCGCAGCGGTATTCGTAGACAGGCATCAGCCGAAGATGCTGAAGCCGACGACCACAAGGAACCAGAGCGCGATGAAGGCGATGATCGCCTCAAAGCGCAACTGACCTCGGCTGACTTCCTGCATCTTGTCCCAGTCCGTCTTGCCGTTCGGCTTGCGCCAGAGCAACGGCTCGCTCTTTCGGTTGAGTTTCACTTGGTCACCTCCAATGCGATCAGCACGCCAAGTGCTGCATAGAACGCCAGGACAATGAACGGCGCGAACTTGCTGTCCCAGAACCCGTCAGCGACCGACACGCGGTACGGCTTCGCATCACCGAACTCGTGCTTCGCGCGCTTGCGATTGTCTGGAGTGCGCGGGTCGTAGAGCCGCGTGGTCTTGCCGTTCACCGTACGGCTGAATGTCTGTGGCTTCCTGTTCACTTGACCTCCTCTGCGAACGCCGTCCACGGCGTCGCTGCTACTTGATTGCGCCCAACGCGGCGCGGTGCCGGTACGCCGTAGCTGAAGACCAGCATTGGCATCTTTGGATCGGTGGACTTGATGATCTGCGTGCAGACGCCATCACGAACGCTCGTGTTGGCGCGGATGAACTCGTGATCGAGTTGCGGCATCGCGGCGCAGCGGCCGCACTCGCCGTCCTCAACCTGCATCCAGTCGCGCAGTCGCATCCCCGCGCTGTAGTTCATCGTGTCCTTGACGCACTGCTCGCAGAGCGCCTGCTCTGAGTTTGGGTGCTGGTACAACTCCGTCATCACTTGCCGCTCGCTTCCAAGACAGCCTCAACGAAGAACTCGTCTGCAAGGAACTCAAACTCAGTACCCTTGAATGCCTGCGCCGCGCACTGCACGAAAAGTACGTGTGCTGCGTCGCCACCATCGGCGTTGAATCGCGCAACGGCTCCGTCGCCGATACCCTGACACTCAACCCAGCCGACCTTCTTGCTGTTCAAGTAGAGGTCTGCCTCGTATGCAACACCTCGGCGGTGCGACAGTGAGCGGTACTTCTTGACCGACCAGCCGACTGACTTCGCAATCGCTGCTGCTTCAGTCGTTGCCTTTGTTGCCTCTGCTAGTCCGTTCATCTTTTCCTCCTAATCAGGATCAGCCGTCTGGCTGGTTCCTCCCTGATGTATGGAGTCTAGACCGTGACATAACGGCTCGTCAAGGGGGTGGTTGGGAGGTGGTCCCCCCTGCCGTGGAGGAGGTCACGACAGGGGGATGAGCCGCCCGAAGGCGGCCTAGTCAATGTCCTCGTCCACAAGGTCCACGATCACCTCAATGCAGAGGGCGCAGAGCGCGTGCGAGACGGTCAGATTGTACCCACTCTTGCTCGTCAGGGTCTCTTCACCAAACCGCCAAACGCGCCCAGCCTCGCCACAGCTGGAGCAGACTCCTGGGATCGGCGGGTCGGTCCGCATTGAGATGAACGGCACTAGCCAAGCCTGACGAGGTACTCCGCAGTGACGCCCTTCTCATTCTGGAAGAGCAGCCACTGGCACGGCTCACCGGCTGCCGCCAACTGCTCTTGCGCGAAGGTGTTGGTGGACTCAATGCTGCCGCCGTTCCAATGCGTCAAGCCGTTGAGATACATCCGCGTTGGCGTGTGGAAGTGCGCGCCAACTGAGTAGTCAAACTCAGCAACGCTCGCTCGCCAACCGCTCAACTTCTTGCCGAAGCCGTACCAGGGGAAGCCAGCAAAGCCGCCGCCCACCTGATCGCCGTGGAAGAGAAACCATCGCTTGCCCAACACATTGTCTATGGCGTACCAGTGGCGCTCACCTTGTGTGAATGTCTCTGGCCATTCCAGTCGCTTCTCTTCGCCAACCGCCATCCGCGCGATGCGATACATCATCGCGTCCGCGTTGCTCTCTGGTCTGAAGGTTCCCTTGCGTCCGAGTCTGCCGTGGTTGCCGATGACACCGACCACCTTGACCTTCTCAAAGTGTGCGAGCATCTCGCGCACTAATCGAGCAAGCGCCTCTGCCGCGCCAAACATCTGCGAGTAGAGACCTGAGTCAATCAGGTGCGCCTGTCCAGGGAAGATGTCCTCGCCTT